CGAGCTGCGTCAAAAAGTTCTCTTGGTGGTCCTACCATTTCAGCCATAACTTATACCTATTTCTTTTTAGAACTAATTGCTTGTGAACCAAAGAATGCTGCAACAATACCAGCAACAGCAATAAAATATACTCCTGCCATATCGCCCAATATATCAGCCCCTTTTTCAAGACCTACTACATTAGCTCCAATTACCATAACTGGATATGCTAACATTCCATATAAAGAGAACCAAGCCATTTTACGCTGGGCATCTCGCATTGCATCTGCATCTTCGAGCTCTTTTCTTTTGAACTCAAGAAACATATCATGTTCTACTTTTGAAACCTTACCGTCGCCATTTGTATCAGCTGGGTGATGTTTCTCTACATATCCTTTTTCTACTTCAGCCATTTTATTTTACCTCTGCTTTCCAAAGTGTCCATGCACCATAGAGTAAACCACCCCATGCCACTATATCAATTAATCCACCTAACAATAAGTATGCTCCACAGATTCCAACCAGAACACCACCATCAAGAGAAGTTCTTTCTCCCAAGCGTGATAATACCCAGTCTTTTCCTAGCGTTACATATCCTTTAATTAAATCGAAATTTAACATATATTCTCCTTTACGTATCAGTTAAACAATATAGTCTGATCTGATACTTTTTGCAGTGCGACGAACACCTGATTTAGTTTGATATGGCTCGGTAATTCCTTTGCTACCTTCTGATTGTATTAGTAAACCTACTACACACCAAAAAGCAGCGACCATCGCCACACCTAATATTACACCGTCAATCATTTTCTTTAAACCTTAAAATTTACTGATATCCCACAACCACAAACGGATTCTTCTTTAGGATTAATGATTCTAAAATATTCATTAATACCTTCTTTAACCCAATCTAATGTACTGCCTTCCAAATATTCCTTAGACATTTCATTAATAGCTATTTTAAATTTACCATAGTCTATTAGTGTATCGTCATCATTAATAGTTTCAGCATACTGAATAACATACTCGTGACCAGCACAACCACCACCAGTAACACCAAGTCTGATATTATTTGGATTAGGAACTGCCGTTCTCTCAATCGCCTTAGATATTGCTTCATCTGTGAGTTCTATCATTTTTTATATTTTTTTTCTAATTCTTCGAGTCTCTTTACTAAGGCCATGATTTCAGCTTTTAATTCTGACGCACCACCTTTTTCGATAGGCGGATGTGAATCTTTTTCCAATTCTGCTAAACGCTTTGAAACCAAAGGCCATGCTTGATGGAATTTTTTATCCTGTTTTACTATGTCTATGCCTAATTTGTCTTCGGCCCATTTATCAGCCTTTAATAACCATGGCTTCATAAAGCTTAATGCTCCAGTCATAGCCAGTTTTACCACAATACTCTGTATAATTTTTAGTAAAAAACCTATCATCATAATTCTCCCAAATATGAATCTTTAAGCTATTTATAAATAGTTAATGATATATAATGACTATAATACTTAATAGAGGTGAAATGAATGTCAAATAACTTAAAAGAACTTACCAGAGCACATCATGATAGTGCTGAAAGAACCGAATTTGCAGATATGCTCTTATCTGGAAACATCAAGCCAAAACTATACCAGGAATATTTACACGCACAATTACAGAACTATATGGTTTTGGAATCTGCTGTAGAAGTTCCACCAGAGCTTGAACCAATTTTTAGATCTACCTTAATGGAAGATGATTTAAATGAATTAGAAATCTTATATGATTTAGATGAGGTAGAGGATAATTTTCAATCTGTAATAGAATATAATCACCACATACAAACATTGCTTGAAGATGGAAAATCTGATGACCTTTTAGCTCATTTATACGTTCGCCATTTTGGTGACGCGCATGGTGGCCAAATCATTAAGAAAAATATTCCAGGTCAAGGACTCATGTATGAATTTGAGGACCGTGCTGGATTAATTAAATCAGTAAGAGAATTACTACATGATGGCATGGAAAATGAGGCCAAAATTTGTTTTGAATATGCTGAGAGACTCTTCCAGGAATTAATGGAAAAATATTTAGAAAGCCCAGAGGAATATCTGTCTGAAGAATTTTTACTTGCAAAAGCAAATGGCGAAGACGACTACGATGAGTGAGTTGTTTACAAGATTAAGAGACCTGTCGGCAGAGCTCACATCAACGTTTGATGAATATCTCACAAGAATTGATAACCCCAAACATACAGCAGATTTGGATGGTTGGTCAGATTGGTTCTGGGAATCAAACCATATTAGAAAAGCACATTTAAAAACAATTGAACCGGTTGGAAAGAATAAAATGTGGCTGATGCATATTAATGTATTTCCACATACACATATTGATTTACCGATTTTTGGATTAGACATAGTAGCTACCCCTGCTAAGGTCAGTGGTGTTTTCTGTGATTATAGTAAAATTCATGATGGTATAGTTACAGACACTTATCAGAAATACTTTCACCAAACAGTCAAAGATTTAAGTTGGAAACGCGAAAGGGAATTACCTCCTTGGGCTCAGGAAATATTTTCAACTGATATGATGGCAGCTGGTACAGTTAAGGTTGGTGAGGAATTGGACCAATTATGTGACACAGCAGTAAAACTTCAGTCATTTTATCTAAGGTACCTCAACCAGGTTTACACAAATAATAAAGACATTGATACTACTGACGCACAAAACAAATATTGCATTAATCAGAAGATGAATAAAATGTTGCATAGTTCAATCCTTGCAATGGGGATTACTGAAGAGCGAAAAGAACAATATGTCAATGACGTATTATTTGAAGAAATTGGTTGACATCAGACTCTGAACCTGTTATAATATACACTATTGCCGGTATAGCTCAGTTGGTAGAGCAACTGATTTGTAATCAGTAGGTCCCGAGTTCGACTCTTGGTGCCGGCACCAAACTTTTTATAATAACGGTTGACAAACACACTAATACGTGTTATAATGGTCACCATAATCAAACAAAAAACAAATGCAAAATAATGGTTGACATTGGAAGCATTTTAGGATATAATATACACAATGACTAAAGACTTACCACTAGAAGAACCTACAAACACTGTTGTTGCACTAACACCAGATAAAATACACCACGAAATAAGCAGGCACATCTCACGAGGTGTACCTTATATTGAAGCTCTAGTGGACTTTGCAGAAAAAAACGAAATTGAAATTGAAACTGTCGCACAGATTGTGAAAAAATCTTCTATATTAAAAGAGAAAATTCGCACAGAGGCAGTAGGATTAAGGATGGTAGAATCAGATAATGAACCAGATATCACAGACCATTGCAAGTGATAAATCATTTGATACGTATGTCAGGTTTCTGGCAATTAAACGACATTTTACTACCGATAACTATGATTATTTTAAGTATAACGGGAAGGTAAGGGCAAATATTAACACCTTTCAGTCTCGTAATGATGCTTACAGCTTTGCTAAACTTGGGAAGCGTGAGGACAATCAAGGACTCATACTAGCCAATGTTTTGGTAAAACCCGATATCTGGGTCAGAGACCTTCTCGATGAGGAGGCCGAAGAAAGATATATACTATGGAAGAAGAAAATTGAAGCCTTAGGCTACAACTTCAAAAGTGATTTGGGAAAACTCTATGAGGACTACCAACAAAATTTTATATCATATGATGGGCAACACCCTTATATAATGACTAAATACCTGCAAAGGGAAATTAGTTTGGAAACGTTGACCATCTTGGCTCATTCAGCTAACATTTTTTCCTATTGGGACAAAAAAGTGGTTGACAAAATTGTAGCTTATGATATAATAAGACTTGTCAAGAAATATAAACCTTTCTTGGCATATGATGAAAAGAGGTTCAAGGACATTGTCCGCGAATTTTTCTTCTAATCGCAATATAACGCAATATAACGCTATACATACAGGAGAACTATTATGGCACTACAAGACTTTTCTTCATTAAAGAAGAACAGAAAAAATACTCTCGAAAAGTTGAACTCTCAACTTGAGAAAATCACCACAAAATCCTATCAAGATCCAAATGCTGGCAAGATGTGGAAACCTACAAGAGATAAGGCAGGTAATGGCTTCGCAGTCATTCGATTCCTTCCAGCTCCAGTAGGTGAAGAAATGCCTTTTGTAAGGATTTGGGACCATGGTTTCCAAGGACCTACAGGGTTGTGGTATATCGAAAACTCCCTAACTACTCTAAACCAGGACGACCCGGTTTCCGAGTACAATTCCAAACTTTGGAATACGGGTGTTGAAGCAGATAAGGAACAAGCAAGAAAACAGAAGCGTAGGCTGAAGTATATTGCTAATGTTTATATCGTTAAGGATTCAGCGAATCCAGAAAACGAAGGTAAGGTTTTCATGTACCAATTCGGTAAGAAAATCTTTGATAAACTAAATGATCTGATGAATCCATCTTTTGAAGATGAATCAGCAGTGAATCCTTTTGACCTATGGGAAGGTGCTAACTTTAGACTGAAAATTCGTCAGTTCGAAGGTTACCCTAACTATGACAAATCTGAATTTGACCCATCTGAGGCATTATTTGATGATGACGCAGAAATGGAAAGAGTTTGGAACGAAGAGCATTCTCTACAAGACATGGTTGACCCTAAAAACTTTAAGTCTTACTCCGAGTTAAAAACTAAACTCAATAGAGTTTTGGATTTATCTAACGATACGAATGAGCAAAGTGCCGCGGCACCTTTTGAGACAGCTGCTGAGACAGACAGTGATGATTTGGATTTGAGTAATCTATCAAAATCAGAATCTGCTCCGGTTGCGCCAACTGCTGAGGCTTCGGTTTCATCAGATGACGATGATGATTTATCAATCTTTAAAGAGCTTGCAAGAAGCTAATAATATGATTATGGAGACCTCGGCATTCAAAAGAGCTCGTGTTTACACGTACAGCTCGGGCCTTGGTCTCCACCTTTTAGGAGATAATTATGTCTGATAAGACAGAAACTATACTAGACTTCGATTTTGGCTTTACAGCTATGACCGAAGACGAATTAACCGTTGTACAAGAGACAAGATCTGTGGCAGAAACTGCTTCGGCAACTGCACAATCTGAGGCTGAAAAGGCTCAACTTTTATATAATGCGATTACTCCTTTACTGAATAACCTTAAGGCGAATCCAGAAAAGGACTATATCTATTGGCCAGATCGTTATGCAAAGCTTGATGCTTTCGCTGATAAATTACAACAAATCTTAACCGGAGAATAAATTATGAGTTTGCTTGATAAAATGCTCAAATCAGGGTCAGTAAAATCCTCTGCTATTCTATCCAAATCAGCTTTCTTTCAGGAAAAAGATCCTATTCAAACAGAACTACCGATTGTAAATATTGCATTCAGTGGCTCTCTCGATGGTGGACTTATTCCTGGCTTGACAGTTGTTGCTGGGGAATCAAAGAGTTTTAAAACCCTACTCGGTCTTTATTGTATGAAGGCCTATCTCAACAAATATAAGGACGGTGTTGCACTACTATATGATTCAGAATATGGTATCACTCCCGAGTATTTGGAGAGTTATAATATCGACATTAACCGTGTCGTACACATTCCAATTGAGGATGTCGAACAATTAAAATTTGATATCACCAAAAGGCTTAATGAGGTTGACAAAGGCGACCGTGTATTTGTAATGATTGACTCAATCGGTAACCTTGCATCTCGTAAAGAGGTTGAGGATGCTGAAAATGAAAAATCAGTTGCTGATATGTCTCGTGCGAAACAATTAAAATCATTGTTCCGTATTGTCACACCTAAACTTACCGGCAAGGACATTCCGTGTATTGCTGTAAACCACACTTATAAGGAAATTGGATTATTTCCTAAGAATATTGTATCAGGTGGTACTGGTATCTATTATTCTGCTAACCAAATCTTTATTATTTCCAAAGCACAGGAAAAAGATGGTAAGGACTTGTCTGGCTTTAAATTTACTATCAACATTGAAAAATCAAGGTATGTAAAAGAGAAGGCAAAACTACCATTTAAGGTTTTATATGATTCAGGAATACAAAAATATTCCAGTCTGTTTGACCTTGCACTTGAAGGTGGATGGTTGTCAGTGGCCACGCAAGGGTGGTATAATGTGGTTGATAAATCAACAGGTGAGGTCCTTGGCAGCAAACGCAGGTCAAAAGACATCGAATCTGATGATGAGTTTTTCGAGAACTTAATGAAGGACGAATCCTTCAAACTGTTTGTCGAGCATAAATATAAGTTAACGAATGTGGAGGGACACAATGATCGAGAAGACAATACTATCGAATCTGATACTGAATGAGGAATACAGCCGTAAGGTTTTTCCATATTTAAAAGAAGATTACTTTGATGATATTGCATTTCGGAAATTGTTTTCCACAGCTGTTGACTACGTAGAAAAATACAAAGAGCCTCCTTCAAGGGAGGCCCTGCGTATTGCTCTTGACCATAGGACAGACCTCAACGAAGATATCTTTAACCAAACATCTGAACTTATTTCAAGTCTTGAACTAGATACATCTACCAATGTAGAGTTCCTATTATCTGAAACAGAAAAATTCTGCCAGGATAAGGACCTTTATAATTCAATTCGTAGAAGTATTAACATTCTGGATGGTAACGAAGGTGATGTCAGCAAGGGAGAAATTCCAAAAATCCTATCTGATTCACTAGGTATCAGTTTTGACCAATCAGTTGGTCACGACTTCCTGGAAGATCATGATGACCGATATGAGCATTACCACAGAAAGGAAGAGCGTATTCCATTCGACATTGATATATTCAATAAAATAACTAAAGGCGGACTACCTCGTAAATCTATGACGGTGTTATTGGCAACAACTGGTGGTGGTAAATCACTTATCAAATGTCACATGGCAGCTAATCATCTGATGTATGGTAAAAATGTTCTTTATATTACAATGGAAATGGCTGAAGAGGAAATTGGTAGACGTATCGATGCTAATATTATGGATATTACACTCGATGAGGTGAATGAGATTCCTAGAGATGTTTACGATAAACGAATTGCAAGATATAAATCCAAAACAACTGGTAAACTTGTCATTAAAGAGTTTCCAACTGGTTCTGTGCATTCTGGTCACTTCCGTCATCTATTAAACGAATTGAGAATGAAAAAAGGCTTTGAGCCTGATGTCATATATTTGGATTATCTTAATATATGTGCCTCATCAAGAGTTCGAGGCGCTGCTGCAGCAAATAGTTATACTTTGGTAAAATCTATTGCTGAGGAAGTGCGTGGTCTTGCAATGGAATATAATTGTGCCATTGTCACATCATCACAGTTCAACAGAGATGGCTATGGAAATAGTGATGTCGATCTTACCAATACATCGGAATCAATGGGTATTACACATACAGCTGATGCTATATTTGGTTTGGTCAGTTCTGAATACCTAGATGAGATGGGTCAGTTGATGATTAAACAGTTGAAAAATCGCTGGGGTGATATCAGCCACTATCGTAGGTTCCTTGTTGGTATCGAACGTGCAAAAATGAAAATCTATGAACTAGAGGAATCAGCACAATCTAACATAAATCTAGATGGGCCTGGGGGTGACTCGAGATCCGGAAAAAAGAGCTATGAGGACGATGGTCCTGTATTTGATAAGACAGATATTGGGCAAAGACTTAGTAGCAATAAGAAGAGAAGTGTATTCAGTGACACAGTAGACTTTAGGTAGTAAACTTATAAATAAGACTATATTAGTTTTTAACAGTAGGTTTTTTAATGAAACGATTTCGCAATTATATTACAGAAGGGTCCATATTGGACCCAAAGTATGTAATAGGTCATAAATTTGTATATAAAGGCAATGGGTTTAAAGAACTCCAAGATGCTGGTTATAAGAAAGATGATGTCTTCGAAGTCGTTGCATTTAATAAAAATGCTATAGATGCTGGCCCACAAGGTGGAGAGTTTACAAAACACTTTAAGGCTCCAGATGGAAAAGTCTATTCAATATCTGGTGGTAAGGGTGCCAAATCTGGTAACTTTACTCACATGGCCACTGCAAGTAAAGCTCCTTCTGGTGCTGAATGGGAAGATATAATTGTATATGCTTATAACAAGATAAACAATAAGGATACCGACCCAGAAACAACCGAAGTTGCTATGAAATTTTGGAGTCTATACGAAGACGCTGCAATGACAATTGCCAAAAATTTCAATTCAAAAATTAAATCCAAAAAATTGGTTCAGACCGGCCGTGGTATAGGTAGTGTTACACTTGGACCATTTTGGAACTTCCCAAGAGCAAATAAAACTCCCAAAACAGACATTGCCTCTGCTGACTTTTCAGAAAAGATATCCCTTAAAATGGCCGGTGGCTCACAACTTGCATCTGCTTCCCCAGCAGAAGGTATCGCGATTATTAAATCCGCAATGCAGGAAGTAGGTTCTGATGCTGCTTTTGCAAAAGACATTATATCCGCAATGGAAACAAAAATGGAAGTTCTTATTACAAAGGAGACTACGACTCATTTAAAGCAAGAAGTTAGAAAGGGTTCAAAGGCTCCAGAAGTATTAGACTTTCAAAAGAAAGATGCACAGAATAAAGAATTGACCAAAATGCTCGAGTCTTATATTAACCAAGACTCAGCAGTAAATGCATTATTCGCAAAACATGTTGTATTTGAGGCAGCTACAGGTAACCATAAATTTGGTTCACCATCAAGCAAGGCTGCAGCAAACCTTCTAGGTAAATTCAGTCCAACTGGTTCTGTTGATATTCAAAGTATTGATAGTGTCAACTCACCACTCATTGCCAAATACGCAAAAAATGTTAAACCTTATGTTGCCTTTAAAAAGGGTAGCGCAGCGTCAGCCGCATATGCTACATTTAGACTTGGACTTTCCAAATCGAATGAAAGTTTTGACTCATTCCATAGTATTGTAATAAATGAATTGGCTCAACATAGCGAATTGTCTACAATGTTAACGGAAGACTTTATCGCAGAAGGTCCTATGGATATGATTCGTAGGATTGGTGGTGAATTAAAACGACTCGGCAAAAATGCTATGGGTAAATTTAAGAATATTTTAACTAATATTATGGCTGGTGTTAAAAAGGCATTAAAGAGAATTCAAAGTTCAGGTAAAAATCTATTTGCAAAATTAATCCAATTCCTTGGGATAGATATTTCCTATGTAAATGGTATTCCAAGTGAGGTTTCTCTATGATAGGTTTTAAGGCACATCTCGAAGAAGGACCAAACGATCCAGCAATATTTAAAGCAATCTTTTTAGCAGGTGGTCCTGGTTCCGGTAAAACATTTATTACAGGTAGAACTGCATTACATACATTAGGTTTTAAAAATGTAAATTCAGACACAGCATATGAAAAAGCAATGACAGCTGCAGGTCTGGAAATGGATGGCGAAACCATTATGAGTGCTCAAGGTCAAGCAATTAGATCCAAGGCAAAGAATCTGACCCAACGACAAATGGATAGATATGTTAAAGGAAGATTAGGTCTTACTATTGATGGTACCGGTAGAGATTATACTAAAATTGCTAAATTAGTGACTGATGCCAGGTCTGCTGGTTATGATGTGGCAATGATGTATGTTAATACTGATTTGGAAACTGCACTGGCCAGAAACTCATCCAGAGCTCGACAATTACCTGATGACAAAGTCGAGGAAATGTGGAAGGAAGTACAAAATAACATTGGTAAGTTCCAAAGATTGTTTAAAGAAAATTTTATAGTTATTGACAATTCAGACAAAATGGATTATAATAAGAGTACTATGGAAGGATTTAAATGGGCTACAAAATTTGCAAAGAAGAAAATCACAAACCCTAAAGCAAAGAAATGGATTAAAGCTGCCCAGGCAGACAAGGCCGGTTATTCAAGTACGCGCTCAAGTGTGCGCAGTGAAGCAGCTGATTTGGCTACAAATGCTGCTGATGGTCTTGATTTCCTTTTAAAAGATTTAAAAGATAAGTTAATGAAAGAAATAAAAAGAAATAACTTTAAAAACTCTCAAAAGGTTGCTGATATGATTCAGAAGACAATCGAAAAGGATTTTAAACATAAAGGTTATGTTCGGGTAAAAGACAAATGATATCATTTGAGCTATTTACAGAAGCTTTAAATAACCCATATCCGGCTGTATTAAAGAAGGACGGAAGACAAGGGTATCGTTCTACAGTTGTACTTGATGATGGTGGCAAATTAAATATAAACATCGAAGGTGACGAACACATTGATGATTATGACCATATAGACTGGGAACTTAGTTTCGAGCGTAATGGTGAACAATCTGTTACAGGTGAAGGTGATGCTTTAAGAATAATGGCAACAGTATTTAAGGTTATTAAAGATTTTGTTAAAAAGGAAAATCCCAAATATATGAATGCGGCAGCGCACAAGGATAAGAAATCCAAGTCAAACAACGTATTACAAGGAAGAGAGAGATTGTACAAGAGACTCTTAACAAAGAATTTAGGTAGCAAATATTCAATCGACACAGATACAAGTAGTAGTGGAACTATGTTTACTATGAAAAGGAAACGATAATGCAAAAGTTTAAACAATACATTACAGAAGCTGCAGGCAAAAATCTTCATATGACGCATTTGGAAGATGCTGTGCTTGATGGTGGTGTGACAGGAACAAGAAATGTTATTAACTATTTACGAGCTATTCGTGATATGTTATCTGGTAATTCCTCTGCTCCTGTAAGTTTGACTACAAAATGGGACGGAGCTCCTGCTATATTCGCTGGTGTCGATCCAGCAGATAAGCAATTCTTTGTTGCCAAAAAAGGTGTATTTAATAAAACACCTAAATTATACAAAACAGAAAATGAAATTAATGATGAATTAAGTGGTGATTTGGCAGATAAGTTTAAAATTGCACTTAAAGAGTTTAGTAAACTCGGAATTGAAGGAGTAGTGCAAGGTGATTTATTATATACGCAATCAGATCTTAAAACAGAAAACATTGGTGGAGTATCGTGTGTTACTTTCCATCCTAATACCATTGTTTACGCGGTTCCTAAAAGCAGCGACCTCGGCAAAACAATATCAAAATCCAAAATCGGTGTGGTTTGGCACACAACATACAGAGGAACAAGTCTTGAAGGAATGTCTGCAAGTTTTGGAAAGGCGATTGCAACAAAGCAAAAGAAAGTTAACAGCGTATGGTCGATAGACGCAGTATTCCAGGACGAATCTGGAAATGCCACAATGACAAAAGCAGAAACAGATGCATTGACAGCCAAACTATCAGCTGCAGGGTCATTATTCAGAAAAATTAAAGCTAATAAACTCAACGAATTGAGTACAAACACAGAGCTTAATGCCCGTGTTAATACATTTATTAATACAAAGGTTCGTGAAGGAACTCGTATCACCAACGTTAAGGCATTTCTTATTGGTATACAAAGATACATTGAGGATGCCGCGAAAAAAGAGGCTGATAAAGTCAAACAACAAAAGACGAAGGACGCAAAAATACAAAAAGGTAAAGACCTATTAATGTACTTTGATAAGAGAGACTTAAAAAGTATTGGAGATATATTTGAATTATATAACCTTTTAGTAGATGCCAAACATTTAATTATAGATAAACTTAATCAAGTTGAAGGTATTACAACTCTTCTTAAAACTGCCAAAGGGTTTGAACCTACAGGTCAGGAAGGCTTTGTGGCAATTGACCATATTGGGCAGAATACACTTAAAATTGTTGATAGGTTAGAGTTTAGTAAAGCAAACTTTTCAACAGAATACATTAAAGGATGGCAGAAATAATGTCTGAACTTCATTACTTAAAACGATCTCATAACGAAGCAGTAATCAAAGTATATGTAACAGACTCAGCTGGCGATACTGTTGATATTGCACTATCCAATCTTGTCGCTGCTGGCGAAACGTTTGATGCAGGTACAGCTTCAGTAACTATTAAAGAAATCCATTATGGCTGTAAAGTCAATAAACACGTAGACGTTTCTAGGTGGGATGGCGCAACAGCGCACGGGCATTACTATTTTGTAAACTCAGGAACATTAAAATTTGAAGGCTTTGTAGATAACGTGTACTCAGATAGAGATATACGAATTATCGGTGACGGGCCTTTCCATTGCATAATGAAACTCACTAAAGAATCTGGGTAC